GTTTCCCAGTCACGATCGGCATCCAGATCACCGATGCCCTGAAACCCCTGAGTGACCGCATGGATGCGCAGGATCAGGCTATCGGCAAACTCTCGAAGGCGATGGGTTCCACCGTCGCCGGGACCCCTGATCAGGACGATGACGACAACGTTGTCCAACTGAACAAGGGTGAAACCGCGACGGGCGACATTCCTCTGATGGATACCGCCTATCGCAGTCGCAGTCAGGGCTGAGGCCCAAACCTACAGGCCAAAGAAACAGGAAAGGGCCAAAGACCATGAACAACCGTGAACTTCTCCGCAAAGCCGATATCGCGCTGTCGGACCTGACTTCCAACGGGGGTCTCCTGACAGCGGAACAAGGCAATGCTTTCATCCGCAAGCTGATCAAACAGCCGACGATGATGGCCGTGATCCGTATCGTGGAGATGAATGCTCCACAGCGGAACATCAACAAAATCCAGTTCGGTACGCGCATCCTGCGCGCTGGTACGTCCGCAACGGCGCTGTCGCAGGCCGACCGCTCCAAGCCGACCACCAGCCAAGTCCAACTGAACACCGACGAAGTTGTTGCCGAAGTGCGTCTCCCCTATGACGTGATCGAAGACAACATCGAGCGCGGTAACATCGGCCTCAACTCCGATGGTTCCGGCGGCGCGGGTCAGCCCGCATCCGGTGGCTTGGTGGACACCATCCAGACGCTCATGGTCGAAGCGGCCTCGCGCGATCTGGAAGAACTGGCGATCCAAGGGGACAGTTCCTCGACGGACGATTATCTGGCACTGGAAGACGGCTACATTGCCGACCTGACCGCCAACGGCAACGTGGTGAATGCGCTTGGCGGGACCGTCGCCCGCTCGCTGTTCAAGTCGGGCCTGCAATCGCTGCCCCCGCAGTACCACCGTGATCGTGCTTCGATGATGAACTTCCTGTCCGTGGACAACGAGATCGAGTACCGGGATACTCTGGCGGCGCGTGCCACCGGCCTCGGTGACAATACGATTACTGGGTTTAACCCGGTGTTCGGTTTCGGTGTCCCGGTCCAGCCTGTGCATCTCATGCCGAACGACCACGGTATCCTGACCAACCCGCTGAACCTTATCATGGGTATCCAGCGTCAGATCACGCTTGAATACGACAAGGACATTTCTGCCCGCGTCTACAAGCTGGTCCTGTCGGCCCGTGTGGCCGTGGTGGTCGAAGAAGCCGAAGCCGCAGTTGTCTACAACAACATTGGTGGCATCGACGCATAAGGGGTTCCCCCCAGACGGGGGCCTATCTCCCCGCTGTTGAACTGAGGGGGCAGGCTTCACGCCTTGCCCCCTTCTTTGTATCTAGGAGCCCTTGGCATGGTTACGCCTCTACAACCGCAAGACACCATTGACCTACTGGACGGTGACGGGCGCATTGTGCGCTACCAACCCAACAAGAACCTAGTGGGTACACCCAGCCTCGGGAACACGACTACAACCCCGCTCGGATCGGGTGAGACCTTCACGGGGGAATTTGAACAATCAGACGCGCCTGATGTTATGGTTTCGTGCCAGACGGATAACGGCGGTACTCTGTATTTTGACTACTCAGTAGACGGTATTAATTTCAGCACCTTCCCGTCTAATGGGTTTGCTGTAGCGTCCGGCATCCATGAGTTTCATACGGCGATTAAGGGTCCTCGGTGGTTTCGCGTTCGACTGGTCAACGATACGGGGGCTCAGACCTACTTGCGCCTCTACATCTACTTCGGGACCTTCCGACAGGGCAACGCCCCATTGAACCAAAACCTAGGCAATGACGCGGACGCTATCGTGACCCGGATGATACCGCCTATGGTCGATCTCGCAACGGGCAAGCTGGGCGGCATCGAACAGAAGGATAAGTTCGGATACACTGACGGCCTTGGTACGGCTATCCAGTTGGGAACTCCCTCGACATGGGTTGACGTGTGGACCTACGGCGGTCTACGCACCGAACCAACTTCCAGTTTCACGCCGTATATCGCCAGTAGCAACGACAGCGATACTCAGGACATTGAGGTCCCTTATCTGGACGCCAACGGGCTCGAACAGACTACGACCGTCACCTTGAACGGTCAGACGCCCGTGAGCCTTGGGGTAACCGCGACGGACGTTGTTCGTATGTGGAATGCGGACAACACCGACACCCTTGGCACTGTCTATCTGGCATCGGCCAATAACTTCACAGCCGGGGTTCCTGACAACCAGAATGAAGTTCTTGTGGCGTTCAACCCCAATGACCAGCAATCGCAACTGCTGGCCTTTGCCGTACCGTCTAACAAGCGGGCTATCATCACTGCGATTGATCTTGAATTGTCACGGGCAAACGGGTCCAATGGCGCGGCTGATATCGCTTTGGAAGTCAAGGAAAGCGGGGGCGTGTGGCGGGCACGCCGCAAGTACCAACTGGTGACCGGCGGCGCGGCTATCCGACCTGATTTGCTGAACCTACCGGCGGGCAGTAAAGTTCGGGTCCGGGTACGTGATGTATCCGATGCTAACTCGGCTATAGCCGGGACAATCAGCTACCTTCAAATCCTCGAATAATGGGAGAACACCATGTTTGAACTTCTTTTAGGTGGGGCCATCGGCCTCGTTATCGGGTGGAATATCCTGCCCCAGCCCGCATGGGTGAAGCGCCTCTATGATCGGGCTCTGCGCCGTGACACCTGAACAGATGGAAGCACGGTTCCGGCATCGACGCTGGATAGCGAAGGCCAGTTTCTACTGTCTATCAGCGGGCCTCCCCCTGCTGATCGCAGTGGGGCTGGTCTTCCCCGAAACCGCTAAGACCATGACCGACCTACGCTGGCTTATCACTACGGCAACGGGTCTGTGGTCTACTCTGATCCTCGGCTACTACGTGGCGGCATCCTATGAGCAAGGCCGTGGTTGATGCTTTTGTCTTTCGTGGTATGATACCGGCGGCGGCACTCCCGCCGTCAGTAGATCGAAGGACGAAAGCAATGGAAAACCAACACCCCTTCACCTTGAAGTGGATGCACAGCGACGGGGGCGTGTCATACTTTGCCGCCAAGAACGTTATCGTGCACCCGGTCAAGGATGCCACGCATCACAATGATCGTTTGGAATTTGACAAGGCAGACGGGTCTGACGTGCGCGGCACAATCGACCGGGGCCGGGTCTATATCTTGAACTCACAGGGAAAGACCATCGACACGGTTGATCTCGGGACCGCTAACCCCCTACCAGTCGCGAAGCCTGACAGCGTGGGGCCGGGGGAAACAATCTCCGGATAGTCACAGCTTTACCAGAAGACGGGGGGTGACAGGTTTTGTCACCCCTCTTTTTGTGACCTTAAGTTCACCGGGGCTTGTGTTATAAGTTGGGTTCGTGCAATATCCCCCGCAGGCAGGCCATTTCGGCTCTGCCGTTCTCCCCGCAGGAAGCCGGGGATTGATCAGGAGAACTATCCCAAATGTACGAAGTAAAAACTGCCGATGGCCTCAAGTATGTGGTTCAGCTTGTCGGCCCCCGCTCCTATCGCATGGGTGGACAGATGACATACAGGGGTCAGACTTTGACCGTCACGAAACGGACGCGCGATTATCTTGTCCGGAAGACTGACGGGGCATGGGCCGACTACGACCCGACACCGCCCGAACCCGTGGATGAAATCCTTCCGCCTCAGTTTGGTGAAGCTGGTGGTCCGATGATCGACATGGACGATATCGACCCCAAGGCGAACCCCCCGCTGAGCCCGGAACAGGCCGCACAACTTGCCGGTCATGAGGTTGCAACCCACACCGCGACGGAAGAAGACGCCGGTATTGATACCGCCGATCTCGCTGCCGCCCCTGTCGGACCTATCGACGTTCCGAATGAAAGCGGTGACCTTACGGGTAAGGACCTCGCCAAGACCCCCGCCCCCGGTGGGAAGACGGCGGCGAAGCCCAAGGCCAAAGCGGCACCCAAGGCACAGGCGAAACCCGCCGATGCCGACCTTGCCAAGACTGGCGGCGTGACTATCAAGAACGCCCCCAAATCAGAGGAAGGTAAACAGACCGCCGCAACAACGGTCAGCTAAACTCTCTGGGAGGCGATAGTATGCACCTTTTCAACCTTCACGAATTTGGGCAGCGGTTCGGGGTCGATATGACCACCCCGGATTTCAACGCTGCCGTGACCGAAGCATCGAAAGCTGCAACCCGCGCTATCGCCTCTCAGTTCCGATACCGTGACTTTGACCTGTATACCGCCCGCCGGGACGTGTTTCAGGTGAACCGCATGATGGCGACGGGGAACGCACAGAACCGTCAGTTCCGCCTGTCCCGTGGTTTCATCGACAGTTCGACCGGCTTTACCGCCTACTACACGGACAACCCGGTGCATATCCGGAACAATGAAACCGACCAGCTTACGAACCTACAGGACACCAATGAAGACGGGCAATCCGACTACCTGTTCATTGATGCCAACTCCGGTCTCCTGACCGTCTACTCTCTGGACCTCACGGACCCTTGGGGATCGTGACTGGGAAAC